CCAAGTGTGGCTTGATCAGGGTAACACAGGAACAGAAGCTGATTTTCTTGCTTCGATAGGCAACAGTGGTGGGTCCGGGGTGACACCGGAGGATGTTATCAGGTATGCTATTATTTTTGGATAAAGGAGGATTGCAATGGCTTTGAAATCTTGGGCAATGCCTTTTTGTGAGATGCGCAATTTGTCAAATGGCCCCGGTTTTTGGAAATTGTCTGGTAGCGGGACAAACGAATATTATCTTCGATATCCCTATGATGCGTTGGCATTGCCCGTTGATAATATCCTGTCTGTGAAGCAAGAGATCCCGTATGGAGTTCCGTATCTACTGAGTTCGTTGCAGTACGATTCGGGTACGCCGGGGGCACTTGATGCAGGGAATTATGGCATTGGAAACAACGATAATTTGTATATGAATACACTTTACATACGTCTTAAAGATGATTCAAACCCGAACAATTTGGACTACACACAGCGGCTGATTGCTGGCGCGGGAATAATGAACGGCACGTCTTCCTGGACCCAATCCAGCGCATCTACAAATGAATATTATTTCAATTCACCAATTCAGGTGCAGGAATTGGTGAATTGCCTGTACGCGGAGGGTATGAATTTTCCGTCGTCAATGACCCCCGGCACCGTAGGAACTCTTGAGCCTGGTCAGTTCGGGTTGGCACTGTCTGATCCGACTGACGCAGAATCGCTGACATTGTTTGTGCGTATGCCCGCGGATGCCGATCCGGATAATTTCACGCTAATGATATCTTTTGATTTACATGGTGGGGATGCCGATCCGGACTATACCTGGGTCGCGAGTGATGCAATTATGGATGATTATTTACTATTGTGGAAATACGAAGCGACGGATGGCGCGCCCACACCAGCAATCTCCGAGGAGCCCCAACTTTTGTTGCTAAACGGGAGTATACTCCCCAAATCGAGTAACCCCTTCAGTATCTCCCCTGAAAATTCATCACGATATTACTCTAATATAGCTCAAAACGAGTGGGCGTATGGTGGGCGTATGGTGGACGGATCGTCGTATGAAAACTTATATATACGTCTTAAAAATGAATTTAATCCTAACTACTTAAAAAAAGATTTAATCCAGATTCCTCAATATAACGTGTTGGTTGACAACACCGACTTTAGTCAGTGCGTGATTATAGACACGCTTTTTATCAATAAAGACTCCAGGAACGCACAAGTGCATGTGCGTATAGTGGATTCTGATTCATCCGAAAGATTCGCGTTCACGGTCGATGTTAATGCAGGATCAACGCATCATATAGATCGTAAAATAATCTTGAATGCGGGAGACAAGTTATTGGTACAATCAACAACAGAGTTCATGTCTGTTTATGCGAACGGTGATCAGAGCTGAAAAATCTGGCTGTTATTTAATCGATTTTGTGAGGGGCGCAGGCGGACAGGCAGCAGACGAGCAACGCCAGTAAAAATGCGTGTTTCATAGTTCCTCCATTTTGTTCGTCAAAGAATTCTTCATCGTCGCCAGTGATTCTACATCCACGATTTCAACTTTGTTTCCCGGCTCCACCTCCACATATTTTTTCTTCTTGCCGTTGAAATGGAGTCTGCACACCCATGATCTGGGGGCGTCCTCGAGATGGATCACAAAATATTTCTGGGTATCCGTGTAGGCCAGCTGGGTTTCGGGGAACATGGATGATACGATTTCAAAACCGCGTAACTCTTCATCGGTGGTCACGATCTGTCTGGCCTTGCGTTTACGTTCCCGGTCCCGCGCCTTGAGTTCTTCAGGGGGACGTTTGGTGCGTGGAGCCGCGGCTTTTTTGGTCTTGGCTGCTTTGAGCGCAGCGTGGCACAGATCAAATTCCTTCCTGAGCCATGTCGCCCCGGCTTTTTCCAGATGCAGCAGGTTGGCGGGGCCTCGCCAGTCGTTCGTTTTGATATTGCAAGACACGTCGTCGCGGCCGATCATGAAGACCTGCCAGTTTGCCCGGGGATTGATGAACCCTCGTACCTCCACCCCCTCGACCGCGCCGAAGGCGATCCAGCCCCCGTTGGCGAAGAGGTTTTCTGAAACGCCCCAGCTCTCGGTCCATCGTTTCGGGATATCCTTTTCATTCCTGGTGCGCCTGATTGTGGTGATGGCGGCCTGGGGAAGTGGTTCTGCCGGGAAGTCGTGCGGATGCATATGATGCAGAAAGGGGAGCAGGACTTCGTTGGGCAGGGGATTTCGGTATGCCCACTTGCGTATGTCGGGAGAATAGCCATACCGTTCACCATCCCAAAAAACATCCATCCACCTGACATCGGATTTCGGCTCCTGGATACCCACCACGAGATATCCTGCCCCTGTTTGAAGGGCGGTTGTCTTCTCATACCGCGGCACGCCTCGTCTTTCCCCTTCCTGATGTCGGAGCATTTCGAGATACTTGGAAAACTGCTCCGGACAGTCCTTGCATATCTGGCGCACCAAATGTTTGCACAATCGCCTGGGGTCGGTTTTCGAAAAGACCTGCCTCCGTTGTTTCCAATCAGGACACGTGCAGGTCATTCTGGTCGTGTCAACCCAATACACGCTCCGTGGGTCGGTAAAGCTCCTGACGGCGATTCTCCGAGCGTTTCGCACCATCCGCCAAAGCACGAGAAAGCATCCAAAGACAAAGATCGGGGCCAGCGCGGCAATCGGCGAACCCATTGAAATCCTCCAATGTTAGACGTATGGTTGAATTCTCGACGGCCATATCTGATTTTTATTGTATGACACAAGGAAAAAAATAAAGGATTCTGGAAAATAATCTCCAGAATCCTTGTCATACCCCGATCTCATTGGCTCAACGGATGCCGCTTTCAAGCCTCACGCATTGACCGCGCCATCCTCCGGTCCTTAAAAATTTATGATCTATCCTCTAAATCTTATCCAGCCAGGCCATCGAGATAGTCCGCCCATTCCTGCATCATCACGGTTCTAGCATCGAGATATTTTGCACGGTTGTAGGTCCCCCGGATCTTGTTAGCATCCACGTGCGCCAACTGGCGTTCGATCACATCTTCGTTATAGCCGCGCTCGTTCAGCAGGGTGGATGCCATATGGCGAAATCCGTGGGCTGTCATCTCTTCCTTTGTGTATCCCATGCGGCGGAGTGCGGCATTGACCGTCCCGTCCGACATTGGCCGGGAGGGTGTCCGGATCGATGGGAATACATACGTTCCGTCGCCAGATATGGTCTCGGCAAGCCTGAATTGCCCAGCGGCTTGGCGAGAGAGAGGTACTACGTGGTCCCTCTTCATTTTCATTTTTTTGGACGGGATAACCCACATCGATTTGTCAAAATCAATCTCGGCCCATTCAGCCTTACGAATCTCCCCTGGACGACAAAACGTATAGGCGTGGATCTTGAGAGCAATACCTGTCAACGCAGCTCCATGGTATCCGGCAATGGCTCGCATCAGCGGCCCCGCGTCGCGCTCGTCAGTGATGGCGGCAAAATGTCCTTTGATGGTGGGGACCAGCGCCCCCTGCAAGTCCCTGGTAGGATCGCTGTCGATGATTTGTGCGGCAACCGCGTAGCGGAATATCTGACTGCAAAAACTCAGAACCTTGTGCGCCGACTCATTCACGCCGCGTTTCTCCATCTCGCGGATCGCTCGCAGCACGTCGACCGGGAGAATTTTTACGATGGGGGTACCGCCTATGTGGGGGTACATATTTTTTTCCAGGCGGAGCCGGATATCTTTGTGGTACGAGCTGGCCCATGTTTTTTTGTTGTGCGCAAGCCATTCCCGGGCCACATCCTTGAACGTCCGCCCCGCCAGCTCGGCCTTATCCTGTCGCCGCACGCTCATCGGATCTATGCCGTCTTCGAGCAACGCCCGAGCCTCGGCGTGTGCCCGCCGTGCCGCCTTGAGCGAGACGCCGGGATATACCCCCAGCGCCATCAGTTTCCCCTTACCTCCGAACCGGTACTTGTATCGCCAATAGCGTTTGCCGTTGGTGCGGACCTCAATAAACAGCCCGCCTCCATCGAAGTATTTCCTTGTCTTTTCATCGGGTTTGAGCGCCCTGATCTCTTTTTCTGTAAGCATGGGGGTACATTTTTTGAGGGTTTAAGAATGTACCCCCAAATATACCCCCATATTTTCCCGGTTGTCAACGCATTACCGCGTACAACGACGGACAACGAAACGCCAGAAAACCAAGAGCCGTCAACGTTTTATGTACGTTGACGGCTCTTGATAATTAGTGTTGTGGCGGAGAGGGTGGGAATGGAATCTTTTCTGTAAGTACACAAATTAGCTATTTATTTTTTTATGAAACAAAAAATGTACCCCCAAATGTACCCCCAGGGATCAGATGTTTTTCAAAAAGGCTTCGACGTCTTCCAGCCGCCAGAAGCTGTTGCGGCCAATTTTGTGCGGGGGCGGGAATTTGCCTTCTCGGATCATCTTGTAAATGGTTGTGGCACATACGGGAAAAAGTTTTTTGACTTGGGGCAGTCGTAGCAGTCGGCCCTTTGTTTCAGTATGCATTCGCTATCTCCTTGTTTTGGCCCCGTCAACTCGGTCGGGGCTTGGCTTTGGGGATATTGGAGTTTGATTTCGTGTTTTGGATCTGGGTTTGAATCCCATGCTGTTGGGGTGTCTTAATTATCCTTCTATCCTATCTCCCGCCCTTCCAGCTTTTTCGCACCAATCTTGAAATATCTGATCACTCATTTTTGCACCTCCATCTCATCCACCGGCATCATCACCGCGCCTTGGCCAATAAGGATGACACCGACATGCCACCGGCCGTCGAAGCCGAGAATGGGTTCCGTTGCAGTGCGGGTGAGATCGTACATCGGCTTGCCGCCCAAGGTGTTGCCGTTGGGGACGCGGACCGGGGTTCCGTAGGGGATTTCAACGCGGGGTGGCACCGAATAGGTTTTGACACCCAGGTTGTCGCCCAGCAGTCGCTCGAGAGCCTTGGCCACGCCGATCAGGGACAGGAAGGTGTATTTTGCATCGCCCTGGTTGTACCAGCAACCATCGATGCGGAGCCGGAACAGGTCGCGTGGTGCAGCGTTCGGCTCGCCCGCCCATTGTTCGGCCGGGAACAGCTCAATTTTTGTTGCCGTTTTGCTCTCGTTTTTGAGCAAAATTGACATGGTTTTTTTTCGTTTTTCCACTTGGACCTACCCCTCCTTGTGTATCTCGATTTCTCCGGGCAAATAAAACCCGCTGGCCAAAACCCGGCCGTCGTGGTGGTGCCGGTAGAACCGGCATCCGCACGCCGGGCACCGGAAATGGTCCGGATCCAGGCTTTCGCCGTTTTCGTCGTGGCAGGCATCCCACATATCCTCTGGGGGTCTTCCGGGATCATGGTTTATCTCCTCTTTGTTCGAACGCTATTTTTTAACCCGTGTTTTGCCACAACAATCTCCCAATCGGTGTACCTGCCCACGTTGGTGGCGAGGGCACGGATGCTCGGGGCTTTACGCGCCGGGCCGGGCGGTTGAGGACTCGCAGTGCCCAGGCGATAATAGTATTTGCTCGTTCCGCGGTGTTTTCAAAAGGAGCGGGGCCCCCAGATCGATACGTATTCCGAGCTCGCAGGATTACGAAATTGACGGCCCTGCGCAGCGCCATGCGTCGTGTCGGATAGCTCGGTGAGTAGATCGTATAGGGACTAGGGGTATCGTCGGGATACGCCAGCCAGCGGCCATTCTCTAGGCGTAGGACGCCGATTATCGCATCGCCCCATGCGTGTCTGCATTCCGCTTTTGTGGGGTATTCATCGCCGGTGCGGCGAACGCCGCCCATTTGCCAGCACTCCCCTTGCCCAAGCGAGTAGCATGTTCCGTGCTGCCAGGCCGCTCGCTCGCCGGTCCAGGTCTTTGTCTGGCCAGGCTTGGGGATCATGACGCCTTCCTCACTATCCGTATTTGCGGTTTTTTCTTGCCGTACCCGTACGGCAGCCGGTCTTCCACTGCTTTCATCAGGTCTGCGGCGATTTGGATTCCCTTGTCAGCCAGGGGGCTGGTCATGTCGGGATCATGGTGGCCGTACAGGGTGGCCATGGAGCCCCGCAGGTAGTCCCACTCTCGTTTGAGGTTTTTCTTGTGGGCCGGGATCTGGAAATAGATGTCCTCCACCAGGGCGAGGATTGCATTGAGATAGGCAGATCCATCGATTTCGTCCGAGGCAAAGTGGTGGTCCAGGACCAGCTTGGTCCGGTCGATGACCCTCTGGTACTGTTTTTGCCGGGTAGTGGACATCTTGCCGACATACGGGACGTGCACGACCAGGTCCATGATATTCGCACGGCGACGCCCCAGGCGGAGCAGTACGGCCCGGGACTTTGCCGGGACAGATCCGTCCACCATGTCCGGGTAGGCCCAGGCCAGAGACTGGACCAGATCCAGGGCGTAGACCTGCAACCGCTTGGCCATTGAAAATGAGCTACTCATGACACTGCCTCCTTTTTTCTTCCTTGTCCTGGCTGCGTCCGAAACCCACACGCTGCTTCAACTCTCGAGAGGGCCAGGATGCTCGGCTTGATCTCCTCGGGGGCGTCCTTGTATCCGTGCAGGTTTGCTATCAGCAGCTCGGTCCGGCTCAGGAGCATGAGATTGTCCAAACGAATATCCGTCTTGTCTCCATTTTTGAACACGACGACATGACCTGCCGGAACCGGGCCGTGATGTTGTTCCCATGTGTGCACGTGCTTCAGCTTGTACCGGCGGTGGAAACCGGTGTGAGAGTTTGTTTCTGCTACGGATATTTCTACATAGCCGTCCTTGCTGATTCGTTCGTGCCCCAGATACCGTGTATTGTGAGGCCGGTTCCCCTTCTTGAAACTGGTCTGGTTTGGTCCCATGTAGCCCTTCTTCCCTTTGTTCCACGGTTCTGACCCTTTTGAAAAATGTCCGGTCCGTCCTGACAGGATTTTATGGTTCCGGACGAAAGCTCGGATCTGTTTGGCGGTGAGGCTGATACCGAAGTGCTCGTTGACCAGGCGTGTCAGGGCTTGCAGGTCGTGATGCCTGTACTGTTCCCGGATAAACGCAGCCTGCTCTTTTGTAACAACCCTGAGGGGCTGTGTTTTTGGCCGGTGGCAGTATATTTTATTTTTTCTCAGGGCTGTTTTGATAGCACTGAGCGACTTGTCGAGCCCGAAATGCTCGTTGAATGCCTGCGTCAAATCGCTTTGGGACATTTTCGGATAATACTTGCGCAAAAAGGCCAGATGTTTTTGTGTGTAGACAAATTTTGCCATTATTATTCACCTATCATTTCTGGCAAATGCCGGATCGAATCGCCAATCGCCTTCTGGGCATCGAGGGCCAGGCGGGCATTGTCGATGATACTTTGAGACACCCTGCCTATGGCCTTGGTGCGGTTGATCTCCTCCTCCAGCAGCTCGCCCTTGATGTCTTCGTCGGACAGGCGCTCCAGCTGGGCGAACAGATGGTTGTTTAGATCAATCAGTTTATTCTTCATGGTTTTTTCCTCATAAACATGGGCAATACTGCGCCGGATTGAAATAGTCATGTTCGCGGTCCCACAGGTGCATCTTGTCCCAGGGGTCATGATCCCACCCCGAATATTTCGGGAGCGCTGCGGCCAGAGAGGTCTTGCCCTGGCCGGTGTTCTCCGGCTTGGGTTGTTGCTGCCTCGACTCTTGGTTCATTGCCCTCACCCAGCCTGCCCATTCGGCATCGAATACGGGCGGATCGATGGATGGAAAAAGATCTCTCATTAAATGATACGGATAGAACCGCTTTGAGACCCGATTTCGTTTGACGACGTACACAAACCGTTTCCGTAAACCTTTTATTCCCTTTTGCTCAGAGGGTGCCAGAACGAATCCCCGTGAATTTTTCATACGGCCCAGCGACGAAAACCGGCACCCATACGAATTGGGGACAGCTCGCCATTGTTCGTCATTCATAGGCCGCTTCCTCATTTTCGGGCGAAACCGTTCCCATGACCGCTTCTTCGGCGATCCGGCTCCTTCGCGCTTCTGCGGCCTGCAAACCCTCGGAGGAAATGCGATCATACAGTGCTGTCAACTCCTGGTAGGCCGTTGCCCAGTCCAAATAAACCATCTGTTCCCACGCCGGATCGTCGCCGGGGTGCCATCCTTTTTGGAAAAAGCGGACATTCAACCCCATTACATGCGGGAGCCATTCGACAAACACATCGCAACCCTCTAGCGTGGTTGCCAGCGTCACGATGCGGCAGACCGCTACCTGGACCTGTTTATTCATAGGCCGCCTCCATGGACTCCAGACCGTGATAGCTTTGCGGGTGGATGTAATAGTCGCTACCGTTGCGGATCTTGGCCCAGCATTTCTCGCAGCGGTAGTTATTGCATGGCTTGCCGCAATCGTGGCAGCGCCGATTACAGGCGATTCGTGATTTGCGGGTTCCTTGTGCGCTCATGCGTGTACCCCCTCGGCCGTGATCTCGCCCAGGCCGAAGTCGATCAGGGCCTTGGTGCGTGGGTGTGATCGCTTGATCGGTCCGGTGCGCAACGATGCGAGGGCACGACGGGCCCGGATGGCTGTGTCCACCAGCTTGCGTGCCACCTCCGGATCGATGTCGACGTCCGGCAGGATCTCCAGTCGCTGCTCAAGCTGCTCCAGTTCGGCGTCGGAATAGATAAGGGGATTATCGCTCATGCAGCACCTCCATGGATATCGAGCAAACCGCCACGATGCAGGGCGGTCAGGCAGCGTTTGAACTCCACGGCCCCGGAACACCTGACGGTAACGTGCAGGCCGGAGGGCCTGTGGGTAAACCCGAAGATGAATCGTCCCCGCTTGAAGCTCGAAGGCCTGGCTGTAAACGTGTGGCCGGCCAGATCGCAGGACACAACCGGCTTGTGTGATGCCTTTGCGTTGACATGCGTATTACTGGATGACATTTGAACATCGCTCCTTGGCTGGAAGGGGCCATGACTTGCTTGGCGGTGAGGGCATGGTCTTTTCCGGCCTTTTTTAGTATCCACTGGAAAACTATCCAAATAAAAGGGGGAACATAATGACTCGTCAGGATATCTTTGTACAAATTCTTACCGAGGTCTCCGGAAAATCAGAGAAGGAACTACTTGAGCTTGTTGGCGTTCTTCGCCGGAAAGACCCCGGATCAAAACTGGACGAAGAGATCCCACACGACGAGGCTGAAAAGCTACTCAGCGACCTTCGGGGTGAAGCACCCGGGATCCTCAGCTGGCTGGAAGCTGGTAGCCTTCGGGTTGCCGAAAAGGGTTCCGGTACCGAACAATGATTCTCCCAGCTCATGTTGCAATTCAGAAATCTGCCTGCTGGTCAGCCCCGTGTCGCGAAGAAATGCAATAAACGTGGTTGGTTCCATCGATCGTCTCCTTTTTAAGAATTAACCCTCCGGCCTTTTTTAGTTGTCGTCTATTCCCTGCCCCTATCCGCTTCGCTCTCTCCCCCGTTTGTCCCGTCTATACGGTCCCGGTCAGTCGAAACCGACCCGGAGTCATTGCCCGGCTGTCTGTCCTCAAGGGGGTCGGCCGCCGGTGCCGTGCGCCGTTAGAATGAAGAGTATCGAATTAGAGATTTATGTCAATAAGAAAGTTTCTAATTCGAGACAAAGAAAAAAACATGTCTTTTTAAATGGAGTTGTTGAGTGGGCTTGAGGCTAGAAAACGGGGAAAAGGGCAATAAAAAACCCGCCGGGGGAGGGCGGGTTGATTTTTTGAGTGATACGAGTAGAAAAAAGGAACTTTTTTAATTACAATATCGAAATTTTTAGAATAATCAATTATCTTGGATTGTTGGAAAAGAGCTATTGACGGAAAAACGGTTGAGACTTATTAAAAAGTATCATAGTGATACCTTGGAGATTTCGAGAACGTGACAATAAACATAAAATGGAAAGCTCACTATCCGCTCCCTGAGATTAAAGAACTGGTCCGAATGCGGGCTGTAATTCTCTCTGAAAAAAATGCTGTTATTCCTGCAGTGAGTATGGGGTTTACCAAAGAATCCATTTTTGAGTGCATACTTGATCTTGAGAATAGAGATTTTTTTAAATCCACGGAAGACTGGTATCAGAAAGGTCTGTGGCAAGACGCATATCGTATTCATTTTAGCGATCGATATATTTATATAAAACTAAAGATTGTTGAAATTAAAGAAAAAAAAGTGATCGTGACATCTTTTCATGAACACAACCAAGAGGAGTTTTGAAATGCGGTCCATGAACTGTCCCTTTTGCGGATCCGAAAATTCGGTAACCAGAAAATCTATTCGCCAAGAATTTGAGTACAAGGGGCAAAGAATAATTTTTGATGGGTATAAAGTGTATGAATGCTCTCAATGTTCCGAACATTTTGAATTGCCTGAAGATAATAAGGAATTTGAAGAACAGATCATTGAGTTTCAGCGTGGAGTTGATCGGCTTCTTACACCCAAGCAAATAAAAGATCTCAGAAAAAGTCTTGGATTTACCCAAGAAAATTTTGCGAATCTTCTCGATGTTGGAAAGAAGACCTTTGCGCGATACGAACGGGGCACTGTTGTGCAGAGTAAATCGATGGACAAGCTGTTACGTCTTATTAAAAGCGATCCTTCTTGGGCACTCGAAGTTTTTAACAGCTTGGAGCATGAAACAAAAGATTGTGGAGAAATAAAATTCACAGTTTATAAAACTATAAAGGCAACTGGTACGTATGGGGTATATGGGAAATATCGCTCTAAAGGCGCAATACCGATTTTTGCGGGTACAGCACATGGAAATTAAAGATATACGGCTTCTTGCCTGCTCGTTTGGTATGAACGAAGAATATACGGGTGAAGGGATAAATTTTGAGATTAGATCGGCAATCAGCTTTAATTCAACATTTGAAGAGGATACGAAGGTAGTTACCTGTTTTCTTCGTGCAGCTTCAGAGGGTGAAAATCTACCCTTTCATTTCAGCGCTGAGGTCGGTGGGAAATTTGTTGTTGATGAATTGGAAGTGGAGAATTTAAAACCTTTGTGCCGTGTTAATCTTCCGGCAATTCTCTTGCCTTATCTTCGGGAAAACATCGCAGATATTACTCGGAGAGCCGGGTTTCCTCCCTATAATCTTCCCATTATCGACTTTATCGCAGCTGCTAGGCAAGCAGATAAAGAGCAACGCGATAAGCTAGGTCGGGATGATGTCGCAAAAAATTTGACATGATCCTACCGAAGCCAAGCAGTCTCTGTAGCTAATTTTTTGCCCCGCAATAGCGGGGTTTTTTTTTGAAATTCCAGTGTGAAAATAACATGGAGATCTTACCCGGCAGAGGCTATTTTTTCCTCATATCCGCCCAGGACCAGACGCAACGGCCCACGATAGCCCGGGAGATGTCACCGCCGTAGTCTTCGGCAAGCGAATAGTTCCGAGGCGGGTATTGGGTAACATTGTCCGAATAGAAGGTCAGCACGCTGTCTCCGTTTTTGCCCGTGACAATCACCCGTTTGACAGCAACCGAATCGTCGGGTTCGCGGATCAGGAATATGTTGCCCGGGGCCTCGAACTTGTCCTTGAAGTCGTCTTTGTCCACCAGGATGATGTCACCCGGGTGAAGTGTCGGGGCCATGGAATCCATCCCTCGATCAATACGAACGGCGATAAGGTTTGTTCGGAATCGGATGGAGTCCTGATTGCGAGCCACCAAGACCCAGTCTTGAATTTCGTCCCTGGGCACAAGTCCCCGGCCTGCTGCAACCGGTCCCTTGGCTAGGGGAACGGCGATATAGTCCTCTGGTACGGGGGGATCCGGCTCGCCGTTGATTGGTACCATGTGAGGGCTGACAAAGCGGACCTCGCAGGTGGTATCAGGCTGCTCGTCTGGGAAGGAGAGCTTTACCCCCTCTAATTCCAACCACCTTAAAAACTCCTTGGCGCTAGGTATCGCATTGCGGGACAGCGCCTTGTAATAGGTTGCTTTTTTAGCGCCAAGTACCTGCCACGCCTTATTCTTCCCACCATGCTTCCTTTCGGCTTCTTTCTCAAGCCAAACAAGAGCTTTCGAATATAATTTTCCCATAGAAAAAGTTGTTATTCTGTTTTCTAGCATAGCGCTATTCTCCTAAAAGAGAATTTTTGTTGACACACGTTTCTAATTCGATACGATTTGTCATATGAATGCACGAACAAAGCTAAAAAAATTCATCGAAGAATTTCAGGAAACCCCCGAGTCCATTGCGAGCAAGGCCGGGATTGGACGGTCTGTTGTCTATAAATTTTTAAACGGCCGGGATATCCGACTCTCCTCGTGGGAGAAAATTTCAAGTGTTATTTCGACCTATCCAGGCTCTTTTCAGAGACAAAATATCCAAGAATAATCAATCATCAATTATATTTTCACCCAAAAATTCCAATGAGCAATTTTATCGAAGTTATCGCCGAAATGGTCATAAGCTCCAACCAGGGCGCGAAGATGATCGCGGAACGGGTCGGCAAGCCCTATGCCACCCTGATGCGGGAACTGAACGACGCTGACGAGGGCGCCAAGCTGGGGGCAAATCTGATCATCCCCCTGATGTCCGCCTGTGATTGCACTGACCCGCTGAAGTATCTGGCGCGGCAGATGGGCTATCGACTGGTGAGCATGCAGAACGTGTGCCCGCAAAAAAGCCTGGGTGAAGAGGCGCTGGACACCCTGCCGGCACTTTCCCGATTCGTGGAGGCAATCACCGATTCCTCCACGCGGGACCACGCAGCCGCCCACGATGCAATGCAGGATGCGATCAGAGAGATCGAGGAGGCCTACGAGGCTTACAGAACCGACGAACGGAGGGATTCCCCCCGGCTCAAAAGATGAGGAGGATGGATATGGATAAGGTTTTGACCAAAAAGGAAATGGACAACGGTGGCATCGGCCGTGAATTGCTCGAAATCAAAGAAGTCCTTGAAGCACTGGGGTGCTCCAAGGACGAGGTGAAGAAGGCGTTGCTCGTCAGGGTTGGGGTGGAGTTTCGGCCGGATGTAGAGGCCTGCGTGGATGACGCCGTCCAGGCATTGCATCCTCGCAATCTGGCAACGCTGACGGAAAAAGGGTTGTTGGTGCACAACCCCAATCCCGAAGACGTAGGCATCATCAAAAGCCTTTTCCATGGCGAAAGCGTCTTTGCAAAAATAGGAGATCTTTTGGTGGAGATAAAACTCCCTCCCATGAAGATTGTCCTGGCCGGGGATATCCCGGATGAAATCAGGAACAACCCATCCCTGCTTCAGCGCGGTGTTGTTTTCGACCCGGCCGCTCTGTCGTGAGCATAATAACAACGCACCAGGTCTTCACGGGGCTCGTCTCTATAGTCTCTACAAACGATATCGTCGAGAGCGCATTTTGAAGCCCGCAGATCGTCGACGGCCTTAAACAGGCTCTTTGCGGCCTTGGTTTTCAAACCGTAGGTGTTGGCGATTTCCACGGCAAACGTTTGAACAAACTCGAACGCCTGTTGCAGCTTGAGCCCTCGGTCCTGGTGTTCTGCAAACGATAACGGTTTTTTCATCATCCACTCCATCGGGCTAAAAGGTTGTCATATAATCCACGTTGCACATATCCCGATGGAGTGGGTTTTCCAAGGGAAAAAATGGAATCAATCATTCAGATCATCATACTCGTTTTGTCAGGCCTGGCTGTCTGGCTGGTATCGCATTCCAAGGCCAGAGTCCGAAAGTGGGGGTACGTTGCCGGGTTGGCCGGGCAGCCGTTCTGGTTGCTCACCACCTGGCAGCATGAGCAGTGGGGCTTGGTGGCGTTGTCCTGCTGGTACACCGTGGCCTGGGCCCGGGGGGTGAGAAACTTTTGTGTGAGGACCAGATAATGAACATCTACGAAGAAGCATTGGACACCTGGGGCGAGGCGCCTCAGATAGCCATGCTGGCAGAAGAGTGCACCGAGCTGGCGGCAGCCGCGCTGCATCTGCTGCGGGGTCGTGAGGCCAAAGAAGAAGTGGCTGAGGAAGCCGCTGATGTGGAGATCATGCTCCAGCAGCTGCGGCTGATCATGGGAGACGAAATCGACGAATGGAAGCGCAAGAAGATTCATCGCCTTCGCCATGTTCTGGACCGAGTCCGCGTATCCATCACCCAGAATGGCACGTGGCGGGTCACTGCCGACGATATGCAGGCCGTTGCCAAGGCGATGAACTCGACCCGCTTCATCCGCTACGAGTGCGGATCGTGCGGCGAGAAGGTCCGGGTGAACGAACCGGGCAAGACAGGTGATGAGTACGCGGACACGGTGTTGGAGATCTCCTGCCCTCGATGCGGCGGCAGGATGCGGCCGGTCCCGACCACACAATCCGAGGAAAGGGGATAGCATGGGCTGGGCGCTGGAGCATTTGACCGAAGATCGACGGCGAAGGATTGCCGCCGGTCTGTTCACCGTGACCGAGGGCGAGGAAAGCGGCGAGTGGATGAACGGGCTGTGCCCTCTGCACGAGGACTCGAACCCTTCGTTCGGGTATTCCCCGGCAAAGGATATTTTCAAATGTCTGGCCAACTGCGTTGAAAGCGGGGATCTGGTCAAGCTCTATTGCCTGGTCAACGGGCTGGACGACAAGGATGGATTCAAGGCGTTCGTGGATGCATTCGCCCCGGAACACGCCATCAAGAAGGGTGCAGCAAAGGGTGCCGTCAAAGGAAATGTCATCCCCGAGGAAGTGTGGGAGCGGTGCAAGCCGTTGCCGCCATCCTGGGTGACCAGGCTGCAGGAATTGCGGGGATGGTCTCCGGAGGTCATGGAGATCATGGATCTGCGGATCCAGTCCGTGTATTACGGGAAGGACGGGCAGGTTCGGGACTCCAAGCAGCCGGATCGGGTGGCCATGCCAGTGCGGGATCGTGCCGGACACCTGCGGAACATCCGCCTGTACAAGCCCGGGGCCAAAGTGCGCAAGATCATGTCCTGGGGCAAGGGATACGGCAAAAATCGGCTGTTTCCCCCGGCTCCCCTGCATGAGGGTCAGGTCGTTCTGTGCGAGGGCGAATCCGACACACTGTGTGCCCTGTCGCAGGGGTTGAACGCCATTACCCAGACAGGCAAGCCCAACAAGTGGGACAAGGATCAGCTCGAGGCCTTACGGGGCCGCGACGTGGTCATTGCCTATGATGCGGATCAGCCTGGCCAACGGTACGCGGCCAAGGCTGCCGACAACCTGGTGCAGGTGGCCAAGTCGGTCCGGCTGCTGGAATGGCCGCACTTCATGGGCAGGTTGGAGGATGGCTGGTGGCCCAAGGATGGCGGGCAGGACCTGACGGACTTCTTTGTCCGGCACAAGAAGACAGCCAAGGATTTTCAGGAGCTGGTGTTGCAGGCCAGGGAGCATGATAACCCTAATCCTCCGCAGGTGGAGGACGGGATCACGGAGTTCTTTGTCCGGGGGTTGAATGGGCGGTTGTCGTTCAAGCCAAGACTGTTGGCAGACAAGCTGATCAAGGACGTGCCCATTCTGCACGACCCGGACACGGGTGTGGTGTATCGGTGGAACAACAAGTTCTGGGAACCGTACAATATAGACCACATCAAGAGGCTTGCGGTATTGGCTCTGGGCACGGAATCAGACCAGGGCAGGGTGAATGACGCAACCTTCCAGGCAAAAGTATTGTCGAACATCCCTGCTGACCGGGCAGTCAATGACATGGAGGATTGGCTGTGTTTGCAAAACGGGATGCTGAACATCGATACAGGAGAGTTCAAGCCCCACGCAAAGGACTACTATGCAACTATCGCCCTTGACGTAGAGTACAACCCGAAAAGCACAAAAGACTGTAGCCGGTGGCTGCAGTTTCTCGATGAGACCATCCAGACGCCTGACGTGATCGATTTTATCCAGGAGTTTTTTGGGTATTGCCTCACGAGGTCCACAGCGTTTGGGATCGCCTTGTTCTTACTGGGTCCGGGGTCTGACGGGAAGTCTGTTATGCTCAAGGTATTGAGGACGCTTGTGGGCGCAGCAAACTGTTCTGCTGTTGCGTTGGCCGACCTTGAGGATCAGTTCCACAGGGCAAGCCTCCACAACAAGCTGGTAAATATTTCCACAGAAACCGGTGCAAAGGCTATAGAGTCGCCATATTTCAAGGCAATGGTTACGGGTGACGCAATCTCTGCTGCATACAAGCATCACCAACCATTCGAGTTTGAGCCTGTGTGCAAACAGATTTTCGCGGGCAACCAGTTTCCACGGGTGAGGGACAACACCTTTGGAGTGCTCAGACGATTGAAGATTATCCGTTTTAAGCAGCAGTTTGTTGGTGATCGGATCGACAGAGGCTTGACCGACAAACTTTTGGATGAGTTGTCAGAGATCTTTTTATGGGCGCTGGCCGGTCTATTTCGTCTTCTCAAGCAGGGGCATTTTACAGAGTCTCAAGAACTCGACTCAAACCTGTTGAAATTCAAGCGGGCCAACAATCCCGTGCTGTGCTTTGTCGAGGATTGTTGTGCGACCGGAGAGAGCTATTCGTGCCTCAAAGACGACTTGTTCAAAGAGTACAAGTCGTTTTGCTCGTCAAACGGCTACAGCCCGAGAAACAAGGAAAACTTTTTTCGGGAACTTCAAACCGTCCAAGAGAACCTGTCATCACGTCGGCCTCGAGAGAATGGACGCCGGGTGCAGAGGCTGGACGGTATCCAAGTTGTTTCGGAGGCAGCAGTTGTTTAGCGTCGCATCCTCGATCCCCTGCACCCCTGGTGGGACTGGGCGCACGTCATTTCCGGCGGGTGTCCGAAACGTGCATGATGAGGTCGGCGCGTATGACAGTTTTGTTCGAAGTGGTCAGGGTGCGGTCAGGGCAAAATGTGCTTGCCCTGACCATGGATCGTCAATGATTTCAATGGGCGGTCAGGGTGGTCAGGGTGGTCAGGGCAAATCTGATTTATCGCGTACGCGCGCGCATCATGCGCGTGTTGTGATTTCCAGACAGGATTTTTGGTTTTTCCAAGATTATACCCTGACCACCCTGACCAACGGCTCAACCATGCGTGATCCCGCCCTGACCACCGCCCTGACCGCACCCTGACCACCCTGACCACACCGGAGGGGACATGAGTTTCGAGATGCTGGCGGAAAAATACGGGCGGCGAGGTCGCGCAAGGGATGCGTGTCTCAAGGAGGCTCCCGTTGCTGCTCCTGCCGACGATGCTGACATGGTCGAACCCATGCCGGAAATCACGTGGAGAGACAGCGAAAAGGTTGTCGAGCTCAGCGAGTACGTGAAGAGAAATAAAAGCATGGGGATTCGGGTCTGCATGATCGACGGCACCCCAGGCATCCGGTTCGACCCCCCCTTAGCTCGACCAGAGGCCGGGGATGCTGCCCGCCGCCGATGGGAAATATCGTCACGGGCCGAGGAACTGTACCACGTCGCATTTGAGGATCTGACCGCCCTGATCGAAATGGGCCTGATGACTTTGCCCGAAGCCGGACCGCTCGCCGAGAAAAGGTAGGTTCTTTCGGGGCCCCTCACCGTAGGGGTCGACACGAGCGCAAGACTTGCGCGGGTGAGGGCGGAAAATTATTTTAGCATTTTAGCATTCGTGCAATTTCAAGGGGTTGTGCCGGAAACCCGGCCCGCCACAAGTGCTGTAAAGAAGGAAAAGCGAGGTCTATTACGTGGGTGTAAAAAGTAATACCGAACCGAAAAGTGGTAACACCGAAAAGGATCAACCTACCGTATTTGAAAATGCGTTTCAGGTGTTCAAATATTTGACAGAATCCGGATACAAAGTGGCTCGGCAAACAGTCACGAACCACATCAACGATGGCAAGTTGAAACCTCGGCGCGGTGGTGGATTTTCCGTCTTGAGCGTGCATCGATATGCTCGCGATTTTTTGGGCAAGAAAATAGATGCCAGTCGAGAGCTAGATCTCCCCCTGGGCGAGGCCCAAGAGCCGGGCGGTTACCAGGAGGCCCGGGTCAAGGCCGATGCCGAACTGAAACAGGTCCAGGCCCGGCGCAACGAATTCTTGTATGAGCGGGAGAAGGGGCGCTACGTGCGGACCGACACTGTGGGCCGGGAGCTGGCCGACAGGGCCCAGGCTCTCAGGCTGCATCTGGCGAACTGGATTCAGGAGGTTTCTGGGGATGTGGCCGCTATCTTTGGCGGCGATGATCAGCGATCCAAGGAACTGGTCGCCCTAGTGGAGGGTGACGAGACCAAGGCTCAGGAGCTGGCCGGATGGATGTTTTCCAGATCATCCGAACTGGTGGCCATGTTTCGTCAGCGGCTCAAGGATGCTCTGAGCTCCTACGCCCAGGGGGCCTGGTTCACCGACGACATGGCGTCCGCCTGGGAATCCTATCTGGCCGGCATCGACGATGATGCCGAAAAGATCACCCTCGAGGCCATCGACCTGGTCAACGGGGATCCCGCCCTGGTCGACAATCTTCGAACCCGGTTCATCCTTTCCAGGAGGGATGATTGATGTCCTACCTGCCGCCTCCGTTTACTCTTCTGCCCGGTGAGATTCAGGTCCTGGAATCCAGGCCCCGCGTCTCCACTGCCGAATGGGCTGAAAAGAACTTCCGGATCGTGGCCGGTCCGTATGCGGGTCAGTATTTTCAGCACAATCTGGCCCCGTATGCAAAGGGCATCATGGATATGTGGGACCGTCCATGCGTGCGGAAAATCTTCATTGTCGCACCGTCCCAGACCACCAAGACCTCTATTGGGTACGCATGTGTTGCCGCTGACATTTGGCGTGACCCTGCATCTGCCGGCATCGGCATGCCCGACGAAAAGGCCGCGGCCAGGATCTTCGAGGAAAAGCTTGGCAAGCATTATTTGAAATCACCCATGCTCAGAAAGGATTTGATCCCGGACAAGCAGGCCATTCAGAAGACCAAGCTTTTGCTCAAGGGGGCCACCATCTACGGGCTTTGGTCGGGCTCGGAATCGTCCATGTCTTCGGTATCGCTGCGTGTTCTCATGATCGACGAGGAAGACGCCAACATGGATAAGTCCTCTGTCTCCACCATGGAGGAGCGGACCATCTCGTACCAGCACGATTCCAAGATCATCCGGGTATCGAAGCCTCGTGGCACCGAAGACGAGGGCACTATCTGGAAGGACATGAAAAACCAGTCCCAGGCAATCTACCAGTTCAAGGCCGTGTGCCCTGCCTGCCGGACCGCCCAGATCATGATCAAGGATCGGATCAGGGTTCCTGAAGGCATACGAGATGCCAAGGAGATCCTGCACAAGAAGCTCGCATGGTACGAGTGCGAGTGCTGCGGGTATCAGTGGAACGATCACATCCGCAATCTCGCAGTCGCCGGTGGCCATTGGTGGACGGAAACACCAGTGTCCAACCCGGAAACAGTGGGATTCCACTTGCCGTCCTGGGTATCCCGGTACGTCTCCTTGTCCAAGGTCGCACACGATTGGTTCCTTGCCCACCAGGCAGGGACCCCGGGGCAGCTGACCAGGTTCGACAACAACCACAAGGCCGAGCCCGGCCAGGTGGTCAGCGTGCAGACCGACGAAGACCGCGTCCGCGACATGATCCGCCCGGACTGTCCGCCCATGGTTGTCCCGGCCGGGGCCGTGGCCCTGACCATGGGCATCGATGTGCAGATGCTCGGATTCTATTATGTGGTCCGGGCATGGGCCAAGTCCGGGGAGTCGTGGTTGGTGGAATATGGATGGCTGGATTCGTGGGATGATGTGGAGCGCATGGCATTCGATACAACGTGGCCGGTGGATGGCATGGATGAGGAAATGGGCATCTGGAGAGCGGGGATCGACATGGGCGGAGCCGCCGAGGGGCAGGATAAGACGCAGGGCTGGTCCCAGAGTGAAGAAACCAAGCGTTGGATTCTGAGCTTGGAAGATAGGGGCCTCGACATGGACAAGGTGCATGCCGTCAAGGGTGCCAGTCGGGCACAGGATCAGGTAGTTCGTGCCAGCAAGGTGGGGATCGAACCGGGTGTGCCTGCAAAATTTCAAACCCCCATTGTGATCCGCTTGCTCGATACCGTGGAACTCAAGGACCAGATCGCCATGGTCCGCCTCAAGAAGGATTCCCGGCAACCCATGTGGCTTCATCGGGATGTTGCCGAGGATTATATCAAGCAGATCACGTCTGAAAAACGCATTCCAGGAAAAGGGAAGAACGGCAGGGCGCTATGGGATGCCGGCGGTCGCGCGAACCATTTACTGGACTGTGAGGTCTACGCGGCTGCATGCGCTCATGCCGATTGGGCCCCTCGCCTCCAGCAGCTGCCCGGCCCACAATACGCTCTTCCGGAAAATTCAGT